CTCTGGTCGCTTGACCGGAGATTGTAATCCCATCATCTAGTCTAGACATATCTTTTCACCTACCTCTCATTATAGTGGCCACGAAGAGTTCCACGAAGTTACTACTGATGCGTTCGTTCCATTTGAAATTGCGATTGTGTTGTCCCCAGGGTTTATTAAGAACCATTCGGTGCTACCTCCAACCATGCTTCTAGTCTCTGTTCCATTAAGTTTAGCGGATCTATTAGCAATATCCAGCACTAAAACGTCAGTGTTTGCCATAGCCGTAGTTATATAAATAGACTCACCAGTTGTTGAATTGGCTATTTGTAAGGATGTGGATGTTGCTCCCGACGCCGTAATTGTAATTGTGGGTACTGCTGTGTATGTACCAGCATTTGTGGCAGTGTCACTGTCTGTAATTGTAGTTGCCACCTGTAATATCTTTCTAGGATCCTTTGCTTTAAATATAGCCTGGGCAGATCTAGTTGTACCTGCCAAGGAGTCTGTTTCTACCCGTGGAGTTTCCACTGGTTTAATGTACATTCTGAAATCTCGTGAGGTGCTATCAACCGTCTCAGTCCAATCTAACGGCATGTAACCATCCCAGACTGTTGATTCCCCATAAGTAGCGTCAAGTTCTGTTAGATCCGGATTTAGGGCCTCCTTGAAGGTCTGTATGAGGCCATTCATAGTGTTAATATCTTGTGCCCACAATGTTACTGGTACTGCCCATTCACCTTTGCCAAGTTTGGTACCAAAGTCTACGATTCCAGCCTCATCAGGTCTGAGAGCCTCTGTGTTTATAACATTAGTGTCAGTGAAAGAACCGCGCTTCAATAAGACATACTTTGTCGTATCTGTGGTAACGTCGTTAAACTTGATTCTACTATTGAAATCGTATACGGTTCTGGAAAATTCGGCCATTTTATATTAAGGAAGGGTACAGCAGACTAGCTTTTCTTCCAATCCCCTTCTCAAACTTGTTTTGAAACTCTCTGGCTTGAACACGCATGTTCTCGAAGGAAACTCGTGTACCCTCTTGTAATTGTCCCCACTTCTTGAAGCGAGGGAAATCTTCGGAAAGATTCAAATAAGCATTCATTTTCATGTGATTCATAACGAGAGAATCGTATCTCTCTGGTATTTCCCCTACCTCAAGGAATTTCTTGCTGGCTATTAGCCTGATGGTTGCGCCACTCTCGGAGGAAGGAATGTTCTTCAAGTGTAATAAAGAGTTCTCAAGTGTCCACTGGTCTGCGTGTAGTATCTTAAAAGTGCTTGTCGAGTTATCTACATCACCAATACCAACCTCGGAGATGTTAAAGATTCCGAAAGGTACTGTATAGGTGTAGCTTGGCGCGGAGTCATTATCTAAGGTTAGGGAGGTATCTATTACCTGATGATAAAGATCTGGGTAAAGATCATCAATCGCCCACTTCTTAAATCGTAGAATATCAGCTTGGGTCCAAACAGCGTTTGCAGTATCATCCATCTCGTTTTCAAACATACTATCCCATCTATCTTTCCCACCTAATACATAAGTGGTCTTTGAGGTTTCATCACTGTTTGAAGTCTGAAAGTAAGTTGCAGCATAGTATTTGGAGGTACTTCCCGATGTATAAGTTAAAGATGTAGTACCAGTATCTATCTGAGATCTGGCTGAGGTGTCAATAGCGGTGTTAGAACCAATCTGCGCAGCATTAGTACCGGCAGTGTCATCGGCTTCATAGAATTTAACATGACTAAAGGTTGTCGTACCGTCATCTGGGTTTGGAACAGATATTTTAATGATCGCCATAGTGAATTTATACTAGCATTATTTCCAAACGATTTCTTCCTTCGTAATTGATCTTAAGAAGAAGTTTACGACTGATAGTAAGGTTAATTGTAGTTCTGCACTAAAAATAGCTTCTCCTCTAATCGCCTGAAGAACTGCTGCTATTAATGCGAATGCGTTTACCCATACTGTTTTGGATGTATACCACATTTTCTGGTTATTTTTTGCCATTTCTACCTTCACCGCCTTTCTTTCTTTTAAATCTGTATAAGCTATTTCTAAAGTGGATAATTGATATTTAGTATCCTTTAGTTCCTGTATAAGTTCTTTTTCTTCTAACTTCCAAGTCTTTTCATCTATCACCATCTTCTTCACGGAAGCAGCATCTGCAATCAAAAGGTTATTAGCAGACTTTAAGGCATCCTGTAATCCCTTGTTTTCCCCCTTGAGTCTCTTCTCTACCTCCACAGTTTCTGCCTGCGCTCTCTTCATGTCAATCTCTCGGGACTCGGCTTGTCGCTTATATTTGACTACTTCTTCTTCAAGTTCTTCTATTCTCTCTTGATCTGTCTTGGCGTCAAGGGAATCGAACCATTCAATAAGATCCCTGTCAAAAGGATTGATGTAGCCTGCATAACCGTTGGCGCGATCTCGTGGCTTGGGAAACACTCCAAAGTGGAGGTGGGGACCTGTTGAGTTACCGGTGTTTCCGGATACTCCTAGCATTTGTCCGGGAGTTACTTCTGTCCCTATAGCCAACCCCGATAAGGTTTTCATGTGGGCGTAAAGCACGCCGCAATATTCATTTTCTATCTTGATGTATTTACCGTACCCATTCTTGTCATAAGCGACTTCCGTCACCTGACCGTGAATACAGCTATAAAGCTCGGTACCAGAGATAAGGGCATAATCAACGCCATTGTGCCCCTTCATATTAAACTGTGCATAAGATTGGGGGTTTTCGCCGAAGTATTGAGAAATTGGGAAGGTCCCTGCAAAGAAACCTCTTTGTAATTTAATTCTCATAATTGGTTGGGGATATTATACACTAAAGATATTCTTGACGAGCTGATCTACGATGACCGTTGCAAGACCCACAATAATAGCCATCTTAGTTGCAATCTTTGTGAAATCTATCCTGAGTTCTACGATTTCATCTTTTACGTCATCTATAGCGGACTGTATGTGAGGTAGATGATTCTCCATTATTCGGTCTACCTTCTTGTTAAGATATCCGTATTCTGTTTCTAGTACGCTTAAGCGCTCTGCTGTAGTTGATCGCTTGGTCATGTTATGCACTTGCCGTCCAAGACACCCAAGCGGTTCCTGTAGGTGACCCCGCCTTTGTCCAATCAATTGTAAATCCATCTGAGTCCATAGATTGAATGGTCCCACGTTGGTAGGCGCCACTATTTAAAGACCCCACCTCTAAATAAATAGCATAAGATCCCCTTGGAGTTATAAGCTCATCTACATCTATTTGGGTACAATAATCATTCGTGGCATCAGAAAAACCATTTATTGAACTTTCAAAAGAAGTAGCTACCAAACCATGTAAAGTGACATAGGTAGGTTGAAAACCTAAACCTGTTATAGCTTGGGTTGCTGTGGCTGTAGTCATATTGCGTGTAAAAGCACCGTTAGCAGATTGATTCCAGGTTACCCACTTCATACCGGTAGCTTCCCCGGAGGCGGCTACTAAGAAAGTGTCATTAGCTCCTACTGTAAGTTTCGCGGCGGTGTTTGCACCGGTTCCCCCAGCGAGGTCACCTTTAGCATCCCAGATAGCGTCTGTCGCTACAGCTCCACCACCTGCTGCTGCTGCCCACTTAAGACCAGAAGCCTGGGCGGAATCTGCTGTTAAAACGAAATCGTTGGTACCCACAGCTAAAGCAACAGGGTCGGTTGTGCCGTCACCAACGAGAATTGATCCCTTAGCCGTAACATCGAGGGGGGTTATGGCACCAGTGCCGGACCCTAATAAAACAAATCCATCAGTTAAAGAAGTTGCCCCAGTTCCACCCTGATCAACAGCGACAGTGGTACCTTCCCATGTTCCGGAAGAAATAGTTCCAACCGTAGTGAGTGCAGAAACCGTGGAAGTATCGTCTAATATAGCATTCCCACCAATGGTGGTTATAACGTTTAAGTCTGCTGTTACAGTGTTTGCTGAGGTGATTGTAAGAATATCCACATAAGCGGCTCCATCTACATCCCTAGCTCTTAATTTTAAAGTGTCAGCCGCAGTAAGTCCTGAGTTTAAAGTGGCTGCATGTATGTCTTTCCACCTAATATCCCCGGTCCCAAGGTCATCGGTAATGTCTGTATCTGAAATAAGAGCAGTATTAATTGCTACTGCCGCAAGGTTATCCAAAGCTGCAGAGGCCCCACCACCTGCACCAGCATTTACTTTCCAGATGGCGTTTCCGGATGCAGTGTCTTTCGTAAGAATATGTTCATTTGTAGCGGCGGATACCGCTGTTAAAGTGTCAATAGCAGCCTGAGCTGTTGAAGCTCCAGTCCCACCATCTGCAACTGCTATATCTGTTCCCGTCCATACTCCAGTAGCAATGGTTCCTACAGCTGTAATGTTTGCCTGAGTAAAATGCTCATTGGCTGCATAATCTGAGAAGCCGTCGTGAAATGCTCCTCCTGCCATAGCTGCACCTGAGGCCGCTACATTTGTGGCATCGGTGACATCAGCTGCAGTCTCTATACCAGTTACCTTTGTTTGTAAAGCTGAACCAGCTAATCCCGCTGGGGTGATTGTTCTCCCCGTATCAGTACCGGTGTCTATCTCTGCAATAGTTGCTAGTTCTGATACTCCTGCTACCGTAGCACTTGCTGCTACTTCGTCACCTGTATTTGTACCAGAAGTATTTCCTATTACTGTGGCTTCTGCGTCGGTAACGTAATTCTTGTCTGCAGCCTCAGTGAAGTTTGTGTTTGTAAAAGTTGGAGTTGCACCAGAAACTACGCTTTGATCTATAAAAGAATGATCTGAGCCGTCGGAAGTTCTATGAGTAGTATTTAAGGCTGTAGCTGCGGCAGATGCTGCTTTGTCAGATCCGGTGACTCCGGATAACTTGTAATCATGGGTAGAGGTAACAGCCGATCCGTCTATACCAACCTTTGCTTCTAGGGCGTTTTGGTGAGCTGCCGCTACTGTAGTTGTACCATCAACGGCGTTGGTTAAATCTGTAGGAAAAGCCATTAAACCTCTCTTGTGCTGAGGATAGGCATTTGCTGCCCAACACTTGCCGTGTAATTACCATAGGTAACCTCACCGTAAGTGACCTCACCATAAACTGTTGTCTTAGTGTAAGCCAAGAAGTCGATTGCTGAGATTACTGCAGGTTTGATTTCTGCCGCTGCGAGGCCCGAAGGCTTTATCTCAACTGTTGTCGTGCTTCTTGGACGTGCCATAAGAAATCAGCTAACTTACTAATACTTTTATCATAGCTATATTTAGAAACATATTCAACCGCATCGGATCCTTTAAGAATTGCCTCTTCCTTATTTTCATATACATAACGTAGGGTATCCCCAAGATCTTTTGCTGTACACCTAACAAAATTCCCCTCATCCTCCCAGTTGTGATAAGTGGCCGGAATTGGAATATCACATTTAACTCCGTACATGTAATCTTCGTTGTAATACTCCATATGAGAATGTCCCTTAGTGAGAATGGTTGGAAGCCCTGTAGCCATCGCCTCCAGCGGGGTTATTGAAAATCCTTCACCACGGGAAGGGAATACAAAGCAGTCTGCATTATGTAAAAGAGGGGGGATAGACTCGTGTGGGAGTTCTCCACAAATCACCCGGACGTTATACGGGAGAACTAGATGTTCAGACTCCAACCTCTCATAAACCTCCGTGAAAGGTTTCACAGTCTTTAGTATTAATTGGCACTCAAACTCATTCTCTGCTAACCCAGAATGCATCCAGGCATAAAGAAGATCTCTCCAACCTTTACGATCTTGGAATGCTTCATAGTGTAGGAAAGTGTAAATCTTGTTGTTTCTAGGAACCGGATAAAAGAGTTCCGGATCAAAACCTAACGGGATTGGCGTCGAATCAAACCCTGCTTTTTCAAAAACTGATTGCACCCATTTATTGGGAACTAATATGTGATCTGCCATCTCTAGGTATTCGTACCATGATGGGGGAACCATATCTCCCTCGATCATTGTGTAAAGAACTTTCACGTCACCTTTAGCGTGAATTATTCCGGGGGGAGTGTTGAGCGTTAGAGATATTTCTTGGGGTTTATCAGAAAGTTCTACCTTAAACTTAGGTAGAAACTTTTTAAAGTAGTCTCTGGTCATTCCGTAACCGTTTGCACGATTACCTGTAGTAGAAAAGTTAATCTTCATAGCTAGTTGACCAGAGGAGGGCGCGCTTGGCGCACCCCCTCGATCTTTAAGATACTGTGTTAGGTCTTGTAGACAACACCAAATGTATCTCTGTATTCAAGAACTCCGTAGAGTACATCGCCAACGACTTTCCATGCTAATGCATCGACGTCATATTGACTCTGAATTCTAATGTCCTTCTGCATAGCAAGCGTGAAAGCTTCCTTATGGAACACTAGGTTATGATCACCGGTTGGTGAACCAGTTTGGGTAACATTTGTGCTGAAGAAAATCTTCACACCATATAGTTCACCGAACTGACCCTTGATTATAGGGTTTTGCTGTCCGCCAATACCTGTTGCATCATATCTTACGAATTGATCAACTGCTAAGAAGCCTGCCTTCTGATTAGCGTGGAATACTGCTGAGCGATCTGTTTCAGGCGCATCTGCATTATCTAGGTACTGAATAGCGGTCAAGAAGGTAGCCTCAGCAACGTCTGTACCTGCGGTACCTACGGACTGGCTAAGAGCTACATACAGAGCCAAAAGGTCTGTATCTACTTGCTTAGCTAAAGCGTATCCAACTTTGTTACTATACTCGGTCATCAAGTCAATTGAAGACTGAGCTTTTACGATATCCTCTTCTTGGAAAGCAGCATACTTGTGCTTGTCAATTAAGATATCGGTTTTAGCTTCCGTGACGGCCTCGTAAGTTACATCTGTACTTGCGGCTTTGTCGCCAACAGAAAGGTTAGAGATATCCACAACGTGGACAGTGTCGCCTTTTGTACTGATGTCACCCTCGAAGTCACGAACAACTAGGGGAGCCATTGTCAAGTTAGACTCGACGGCTCTTTTAACCTCTGCTGACCAAATCTCTGGGATAAAGTTAGCAGCGGTGGTTGTTGTAATGTTTGCCATTATTATTAAACTCCTAAATTAAATATTAATTCAGAAGGTCTTTTAGATTCCTACTGGTAAAGATCCACCTGCATCCGCTATCTGTTTCATGATAGCCTCTCGGTGCTTAGCCCACTGGGCCTGATCTTTATAAATAGCTTGTATCTCCGCGTTTGTATAAGTGTGCGTTTTCACGACACTAGGCTCGGATACACTACGTTCAGAATCAACCTTTTGAATAGGTTCTTCTTCTGTGGTAGGTTGCGCTACTTGATTGCTTCCGATCTCATGCTGATCCAGATAGTCTGACAAATTACGTTTAAGAGAGCTTATCGCCTCATCAATAGTGGCGTTCTCTCCTATATCTTCTAGAACTGGTTTTATTCTCCATGGTGCAGAAAGAAGTAATTCCTCTGCTAATGGTGAAAGATTTCTACCCTTGAGTGCTTTCTCAACCAGGACGGTCATTTCTAACCTACCTCGTTTTTCGGCTTCATCCCGAGCGATAGACGTTAATCTATCCACCTCAGACATTTCGGATTGAGCTTTAGCTTTTTGAGCTTCCCTAAATTTCTCTAGTTCCTCCTTCAAAGCCTTTTCTCTTTCTCGAGACTTCTGTTGATCTTTCTTAAACCCAGCGATGATCTTGTCGCTATTTGCTACTTCTGTAACTTCATTCGATTCGGATGATTCCCCAGAACTTTCCTGCACGGCGCTGCCGTCGGTTAAGTTATCTGCGGAGCTTGACGTTTCGTTGTTTTCGGTCACAATTGTTCACCTCCTAATTTGTTAAAGAACTGTCTATATTATTAACACAGAGACGTCGTTATTTCTACCGACCTATGTCAACGGTTGGTCTGGAGGGGAGAGAGGTGGTTGGCCTGTTACTTCCAGCATCAGGTCTTTGACCTGGTATGTCCTTCTCTTCTGTAATTGAAAATGGGGAGAATTGATTTAGAATATTGAACTGTCTTTTGGCGTCCTCACCTTGTGGATCCTTGAATGCACCAACGCCCTTTGATATAAAAGGTAAACCTCTTTGTAAGTTCTCAAGGATGCTTTCAGGCTTTCTATATACGTCGTCTGCAATTCTAGTAATGAACCCTAAGAAAGAATTGAAAGGAACCAACTGAGAAGGAATGTTTGCTATTAACCTCTCGGCTTTATTTATATCACCCTCAGTAATAAGATCTATTAAATTACCTACTGATTCAAGATAGCTTTGATCGCCGAAGAATTGGCCCATCTCCATCAAAGATTTACCCATATTCGCTATAGCACCTTTTGGTGGTTCCCCTTTACCCTGCTTGGTCAGATCCTCATCCCACACGGACTTCATAGCTGCAGCCATAGCGATAGGATAAGCAATAGGACCTATCCTGCTGTACTGAACCCATTTATCACCTATCTTAATAGCATATTCTTGTTTTCCTTCGGCAAAAAACTCTGCTCTTGCTTTAGTTCCTCTAGGTGCCTGCCATGTAGTTCTCCCTTGCATAGCAAGATGACCGGCGGACGCCATTATCATACTACCTACAGCCTGTCTACCAAGGATCTTAACCTTCTCTGCGGAACTGGCCCCCTTCAAGGAAGCAAGACCTACGCCGGGAGTTCTCTCAATACCTTGCTTTAAGATATTGGTTGGTGTATCTACGAAAGGAACAAACCATCTCATAAATGCATGTTTCTCACCATACTCCTTTAGCTTAATAGCTCCTGTATCAATGGCCTGGAACACATCACCTTGAGCTTTACTCCCAAGTTTTCTTCTAAAAACACCTTCTTTTGCAATCTCATTTGCCTCTTTTCTAAGTACATCCGGTATCACCTCAACACCGTTCTCCAGATTTCTTACAATAAGAGATTCGTACTCACCTGCAGAAATAATCTTTTGGAAGAATACGTCAGCAGCTTCTAAAGCTCGTAACGGAGCACGCATAGTTTTGTTTAAAGCAGCCTCAT